GTTGTTTTAGGTTTTGCCGCGCGGTCTGTAGAAGCCACAGTTGGTTTTGGTTCTGGTGCTACTGCAACCCGCCCGTAGGCCGTTAATGAAGCCGCTTCGTCTGCGCCTAATTCGACTATCTCGCCAGATTTACGGGCTGAACCCGCTGCAACACATGATTTTAGAATGATGTACTTCATTTTTGACCCCTCGTTAGAGGGGGCGGCAAAGTTGCCGCCCCAAGTTAGCATTATGCACCGTCGTTGTTGTATGCGAAGCTAACTGCGTGACGTACTGCTACGTCAACAGTTTGCAATGCAACGATGCGAACTGTGCCAGATGTTGATGCGGTATATGGATCAACTGTGATGTCCAAGCCACCGTACATACCAATCAAGCAGTCTGCGAAGTTACCGAAGTATAGATCGCCAGCTGTGACTTGGTTTGATACGATTGCAGTGCGACCGTTGATTGTACCATTTGGCTCAACAACAAACTCACCCGAACCAGCATCTTTCTTAGCTGTTTTAAGTGCGCCGTACATGGAAGCTGGCAAGATATACGCTAGGTTGCCCATAAGCGCGTTATCTTCTGCAACCGCTGTTTCCATTGCAACAACTTCAGCAAATGTTGGAGTTGCCGCTGCGAAGTCTGTTGGTGCGTTGATGCCAGAAGTATTAGCAATACCTGTTGGCTGGCCAGATGAACCTGTACCTTGCAATGCACCGTTGTCGATTGCTAGTGCGATGCCTGTTGAAAGGTCATTACGAACTAGGTTTTCTATGTCTAGTGACGATTGCATCATCATCAAGCGTGTGATGTCAGTGAATGCACCAACTGTTTTTGGTGACATTGTGACCTGACCAAATGTTGGTTCGCTTTCAGTGGACGCGCCACCTTCAGTTGCGATCCATGCACCTGTTGATGCCGCTGTCTTTTTAGGGATTTTTACGTCACCTTGTAGACCTGTCAACATTGTCGCTCCAGCCTGCATCACAGATGATGCGTTGCGTAGAACGTCAATGAAGTCACCGCCGCGATACGCTTCTGCAACCATTGCGCTGTCGTCTGATGTGTTCAGATCACGCTGGTTCCATGAACGTAGAACGTCATGTGGCATGTATAGACCTTGTGGATCAATGCCAGCACGTTTTGCAGCTTCTTGTGACGCTTCGAATTCGAAACGTGCAGCTTCTTGTGCATTACGATCAGTTGGGTTCGCCATTGCACGGATTGCGTTCATCAAAGAGAAGTTACGAACTTCTTTCTTTGTTAGGCCAATCTCTTGTGTGTCTAGTGGCGCGTTTCCGATTGCTTCCAACAATTCACCACGGAATTCCGCTAGTGAACGGCCATTTGCAACCGCTTCGTCTGCCATGTCGCGCTTGTTGTGCTTTGCTGCCAAGCGATACATTTCGGCTGTTTCTTTAGCTGCGGAACGTGCTGCATCTGCGCGAACCGCTTCTACGTCAACTTGAACTTCTTCAGTCATTGTAGTTTCCTTTGTTTCAGATTGAATTTTAGGTTCTGCGGGTGGCTTCTCCGCTGCACGACCTACCCCGACTGTCCTGTCTGCGGGTATGCTTACAACCGATACTTCCATTGGTAGCCAATTATCAACACGGTAGCTACCCGTGCCTTCCTCGACCATAGAGTTGACATGATAGCCAACACTGATATTGCTTCTGATACCATCAACAACATCATCGAAAACCTCTTTAGCAAGTCCATTTTTACCGAAACGAACCGTCGCACGCAAACGACGTGCCGAGCTATCAAGGTTAACATCTTCAACCACACCAATTTGCTGGCGCGGATCGTGATCTAGCAATAAGGGCATACGACCTGACTTAGCAAAGCTAAGATCAATACTACGCTCATTGTGATCTAAAATTTCGTCTCCGAAGCTACGCTCGACTGGTTCCTCACTTGAAACAGCAATACGAACAGTACGCTTATCTTCATCCACGACTTTACCATCAAACATCATGCCACGAGTTTCCATATTCTCGCGAGCTAGACGTTCTTTGTCTTTGCCGTAGCCTTTTTTGTCTTTGTAACCGCGCTCATCGACCTTAGTCAAAGTAGAGAATTTATGACCGGCCGTGACACCAGAAGCTTCATAACCCTCATCACCTTCGCGATACACTTCAATTAATGCAGCAGGATCATCTTCTTCCGCATTAATTTC